TCTTTTAAAGTTTAAATTCAGATCACATCCTGACCTGGCCAACAATGAAACGCTTATGTTGGAAATTCTAAACCAGGCTCAAGATAGGGTTATTTGCTATTTAAACAATCATCTACTAAGCGAACTACACGAGGCAGAAACAAATAAATCATTAACTAATGATGCTTATGATATTGGCAGCTTAACAGGGAATCCCTTTGGCGGTGTATCGGGTATTCAATATGTAAAGATATACGATGGGAAGTTCTGTCGTAAGGTATCTTTCCGTGAGTATCAGGATCACGCAGATAGTAAGATGACCTTTGATTTAACAAGCCCAGTATGGTATTCAAGAGGAACAAAAATTTATCCCGTTCCATCAACAACGGGAACAACAACTATTGATATTTATTATTTAGATACGCCAACAGCGATTACTTCATCTGCAACTTCTGAACTTAATGCTAAGTTTCACGATCTGATTGTGGAAACGGCTGAAAGCGAGTTGTGGGCTGGTGTTAGTGATTTTAATAAAAGAAATGAGGCTGCCCAAAGAGTTATTGAGAAGATTGAAATGTTTAATTCTGAAGCACCTGAAACAGATATGATAATTGAAAATGTGGATTATGATACGACTATTGTTCGTGATTATGTCCTAACAACTTAAAAAAGGAAAACGAGATGACAGGAAATGAAATGCTATCTACTCTGGGTTTGAGGTTAAACGATCCAGATTCAGGAAAATTTCCAGAAGCAGCAAGGCTTGATGCCCTGAACATAGCACAAAAAAGCGTAGTTAATTTAATGAGCAACGCATATTTAACAGATTTACAGGTAATACAAACAGATTGCACAGTTACAGATGGTGCTATTGCTTTTAGTACCTTAACAAGCGAACCAATACGAAATGGTGTTGTAGCTGTAAAAGCTAAAAATCAAGGTTCGGGTGGCGGAACTGTAGCAATTAATAAGTTTTGTACGATGGTAGAGCCCACAGATATTAAGCGACTTGAAAATACTTATTTGTCTGGTTCAGCTTCAAACCCTGTGGCATACATATTTCAACAAAAGATTTATTTTGAGCCTGATAATATGTCCACCGCTGATGTTTGGTATATGAAAGAGCCAAATGCTTTAGCAGCGGATGGTACGGCTTGTATATTAAATGTTGCCTTACACGAATTAGTGGTAGATATGGCAGAAAGCCAGTTATGGAAAATGGCTGGTAAGTCAGATCAGGCTGCGATTGCACAATCAAACGCTATTAGTAATATTGCTGCATTGAACGAAAGATATGAGAATGAGAAACCCACAGGTATTGGCGTATAATAAATGGGGCTATTCTCTATTGTAGATTTTGATCGTGGTATCAACAACCAGGACAACCCAGAGATAACGGGGAAATTTACCGATTGCATTAATTTTGATATTGATAAAAGAGGGCAGTTGGTTAAAAGAGAGCAACAGGATCAGCTTAAGACAGAGATGAGAGAAGGCGGTGCTTCTCAAGTTATTAAAAATGTTGTTAAGTGGGTTCATAGTTCTTTGTCTGGAGGATCTGAATGGATTGCCTTTATCAAGGACAATACTACCGATAAGATTGTAAGATACCCAAGCAACTGGGGGGCTAAGACAGATCTTACCTCTTTATCTGGAACTGCGGGAAGCGAAAAGACAAGGTTTATTCCTTTTTCCGAATCTGTACGCTTTGCCAATGGGAGGACAAGAAAGCCTGGAATACTTCAGTATATAGATAGACAATGGTTTTTTGGCAATTATGTTAATTGGAGTAGCGGTAGCGATAATACTGATTATGTTTATGGGGATGCTACACCAAGCTATCCAACTACCTGGTCGCATCTTGACACAACAGTTGCAGCGACAGGGGCAAATCCAGTAGGATATTATTATTATAAGTTTACAGCGGTGTTTGACGGATACCAGGAAGCATTATTGCCCAGCGGATATAGTCGTTATCAGCTAACAAGTGCAAATCAAACTTTAAATGTTCCAATCAAATTCAATACATCAAATTGGAATAAACGCATAACAGCAGTAAAGTTGTATAGGAGTTTTTCGCCTACAACAGCGGGGGATATAACGCCAGTATATTATCACGTTAAAACAATCCCTGTAAATACAGCCTCAACCCACGATGATGTAGAAACAGATACAGTTGCACACGGATCAACTCTACACGATCCAGATGCTACCTTTGATAGCGGGTGGGTAAATAAGTGGGCTACTATTGGAAATAGTGTTTTTCATAAAGTGAATACTGTAGATGAAGAAGGAAAATCTTTAACTGTTACAACCAAATCTGGCGGTACAGGAGACAATCTTGGATTTGAAACTTCTATTTGGGGAGGAAGTTGGTCAATCTTCCCTGACGATGGAAGTGGAGAACCCGCTACAGGCGGAGGGGCGACTTATAGTGCGACAAACGGCTATGCTGGAAAAGATATATTATATAATGATGAATGGATTTGGACAGAAAACGAAAGAAAAGATTGGAACTGTACTATTGGATCTGAAGCAAGGCAAATCATTAAAAGTGAGGGCAAGGTTATTCAGCTTACTGCTGCTTTAACAGTAACTTATAGCACAAGTGCTTCTGCACAACTTTCAAATGGATATTATTATACTGTAAATGGTGCGAATGTTCAGCTAAATGTTTTTGATACAGGATTAATTGACGGGGCATCTCATCCAATGGAAGCGGTAAGTAAAATAAATACCAATTACAAATATGCCGTCAAATCTGGGGCAAGACTTTATGCAGCTAATGTAAAATTAGATCCAGATGGTGCTTCCGAAGATCATAAGGATTGGCTTATCTATAGCGAGTTAAATGCACCTGATATATTGCCAATAACCAATTATATACAGCTTGACGATCTACAGGGTGGCGAAATAACGGGTATTGCGGAAATGCTTGGTAATATTATTGTTTTTATGGAGAAGGGAATTTTTAGTCTTAATATCCCATCGGAAGATCCGCAGTCGTGGTCGCTAAGAGAATCAGATAAATTTCACGGGTGTATTGCACCTGAATCTATTATAAAAGTTGGATCTACAATATTTTATGCTGGTAAAGACAATGTGTATGCTCTGGATAGTAATTTTGAAGCAATCCCAATCGCTAACGATATAAAAGATGTTTACCAGGCGGTTTCAAATCTTGAAGATTCCGAGTTCATATATGACGAAATGAAAGATAGAATTATATGCAAGTTTGGTACTGATAAAGCCACAGCTTACAATTTTGATGTATTAAGATTCTTGGGTGGCGGGGACACAACCTGGACAAAATATACTTTTACAGCGGGTTATCGAGCAGATCATTATGGGATTGATGAAAACTTAAAAATTTATACAATTAATGAAACAGATGGCACAAGCACTTCGTCAATTATTAATCAGCTTTATGGAGGAACTGGAGATGAAACATCAATAACGGCTTCATATAAGACCAGTATGATTTCTAATGCTGATATGAGAGAGGATTCTTTGTTGAGGTGGATAAACACTTCTTATACATCGGATGATGATTTATCTATTAAAATTTATAGAGATCGTAGCGATACGGCAGATAGCTTTTCTACGGCTATGGGTATGACCTCGACCTTATCCTTGCCAGAAAATTTAGAAGAAAATGGTACTCGTAAAACGGGCACAGAAAGATTTTACACTAATCGTGTTGGTAGATGGGCAAAGTTCGTGCAAGTCGAATTGATTTCAGACGGGGATTGTGCTCAAACTACTGTAGAGAAAATGGAAATTGAAACTTCATAGGTACAAAAAATGGAAAACTTAATATTAGAATTTGCACAATTTGATCCTGTTACCCTTGCTTGGATGGCAGCACCAAAGGTGGTAAGTGGGCTTAGAAGCTTGTGGAAAGGTGCAAACCCGATCAAGCGTAAAAGAAGTGCAGCAGAAAAAGCTTACAGAACAAGGCTATGGAAAAGAGGAAAGGAGGGAGTTTACGATGCTGGTAATATGAGAGAAATTATTAGTAAAGTTGGAAGAACTGCCTCTGGCGTAGCCGAAAAAGGGAAAACCTGGATACAAGGATTGATGGCAAAGCAAGGTCTTGAGAATAGTGCTGTTGCTGGGCAAGTAGGTGCAAAATATGATATGGATGTTTCTAAACAAGTAAGTAACGCTGCAAGGGATATAGCGGTTAAAAATATTGATACAAAAGTAAAGGCTCAAGACCAGATGGGAGAAATCGGTTTTGGCGATACTGAATTTGATTATAAACGCAAATTGAAACAAAGGGCAAATATTGATAAAGGGCTTGGCGATCTGACGAGTGCTCTTTCATCCTATAAGATTGGGAGAAGGGCACACGAACCTAACCAACCAGGACAAGATGCAAGTTTGGGTAAGGATATTCCAAATTTTGATACTCATACTAAAGAACAAATATGGGATTGGTTACAGAAGCACGAAGATCCTGAAAAAGCACTTCAAATGTTATTATTAATGTCGGCTGTACCGAGTTAAGCTTATGCCACCTGAACAAAATCAAGAGAAGCAGACTAAGAAACAAGAGTTTACCCCTAACCAGGTAAAAGTCTTTGATATGTATAAGCGGTTTTATAATAAGCCTCATCCTATGGATACCAGAAAATCGTCAAAGGAATTGTATGACGAGGCTATGGCAGATCTTAAGTATAA